CAGTTAGAGGTAAAAAGATTTATGACCCAAGATTAGATTCAACTAAAGGTGGTTCTGGTTCTCATAGACAAGATGATGCAACTACTTGGGCTTATTCTGCAAACTCATCATTAGTTCTTTTAGACTATCTAAGAAATAGCAGATATGGAAAAGGATTACCTAATGATGCTTTTGAAACAAACTACGATTCATTTAAGACTTCTGCAAATACCTGCGATACACAAGTTACACCTTATTCTGGTGCAGTAAGCGATATAAACTTATTTGAAACAAATGCAGTTATAGATAGTGAGAAAAAGGTATTAGAGAATGTAAGAGAATTGCTTGTACCAATGAGAGCAATCTTTAATTACACACAAGGTAAATACAAAGTTATTATTGAAGGAACTGGAAGTTCACAATTATTATTAACTAAAGATAATGTTGTAAGTGAAGTTAAATTACAAGGAGAAAACAAATCTGAGAAATATAATAGAGTTGTAGGAACATTTACAAACCCTGAAAAAGATTATCAATCAGACACAGTTTCATACCCACCTTATGATGACTCAGCTTTAGACCCAGCAGATCAATTTGCTACAATGCTGACTGAAGATAATGAAACTTTATTAGAGAGAAGCTTTGATATGATTCACGTTACATCACCTTATCAAGCTGAAGAAATTTGCGAGAACATATTAAAAAGATCAAGAAACAATTTAAAAGCAGAAGTTACAGTTACTTCAGAAGCACTTAACTTATCTATTGGAGATATTGTAACAGCTACATACGATACAGCAGGTTTTAGTGCTAAACCTTTTAGAGTAATGTCTTTAGCTATTAATTCAGATTCAACAGTAACTTTAGGATTAGAAGAACATCAAGATAACTTCTATACTTGGGAAGAAAAAGGCGAAGCACCTACAATAGCTGATACTGTATTACCAAATCCTTTTTCTGTATCTCCACCAGCTTCAGTTACTTTGGACGATCAATTAATTGAATACTCAGACGGAGTTGTTATTACAGCTTTAGACGTAACAATCGGTGCATCACCAGATAGCTTTGTAGATTACTACCAAGTTGAATATAAATTAAGCACAGATACAGATTACATTATTGCTGGACAAGGTTCTGGTTTAACTCAAAGAATACTAAACGTAAAAGATGGATTTACTTATAACGTAAGAGTAAAAGCATTTAATACTTTAGGAGTTTCTTCTACTTATACTTCTGCAACAAGAACTATTGTCGGTGGAACTGCTTTACCTAGTGATGTTGATGATTTTGCTTGTAACATTGTTGGTCAAGACGCACATTTATCTTGGAAACAAATACCAGATTTAGATTTAGCTTATTATGCTATTCGTTTTTCAACAGCAACAACTGGTGCTACTTGGATTAACTCAGTTACATTAGTTGAAAAGGTTGCAAGACCAGCGACATCAATTACTGTTCCAGCAAGAGTAGGTTCATATCTTATAAAGGCAGTAGATAAAGCTGGTAACTTATCTGTTAATGAAGCAATTATATCTACAAGTTTATTAGCAGTTGGTAACTTTAATGCAGTTACAACACAAACTGAATCGCCAACATTTACAGGAAGTAAAACTAATTTAACTTTATCTGGTGGAGAATTAAGACTTACATCTTTAGCAAGTGAAGGTGTTTATTTATTTTCTGCACCAATAGATTTAGGTGGAACATTTACTTCTAGAATAACTGCTACAATTACACAATATGCAGAAGACCCTACTGATTTATTTGATAGTGGTAGAGGATTTGCACTTTTTGATAGTGCAACAGGTTCATTTGATGGAAACGCACCAGCATTTACAAATTCACATTTAGAAATTGCTACATCTGCTGACAATATAACATATACTTCTTTTAGAAATTTTGTTGTTGGAGATTATACAGCTAGATATTATAAATTTAGAATGAGATTGACTTCTTTAGATGGAGTTTCTACTCCAGTTATCACAGCACTATCAGTTAGTGTTGATATGCCAGACAGAATATTTAGTGGAAATGATATTACTTCAGGAACAGGAACATACTCAGTTGCCTTTACTTTACCATTCTATTCTGCTAATTATGCAGTTGGTATTACAGCACAAGGCATGGCTACTGGAGATTATTTCTTATTAACATCTAAATCCACAACAGGATTTAACGTAGCTTTTAAAAATAGTTCTGGTACTGGAATATCAAAAAGTTTTGATTATATTTGTAAAGGATTTTAAATAGATGGCACAACACGATTACATAATTTCTAATGCTACATTCCCAGCTGTAAGAACAGATATTAATAATGCTTTATCAGCAATTCAAACAACAAATTCAGGAACATCAAGACCAACAGGTGCAGTAGCTGGTCAGCTTTGGTTAGATACAACTTCTGCAACTACACCTACATTAAAATATTATGATGGTGCTGATGATATATCTTTAGCAACTATTGACCATGTAGGTAATACTGTAAACTGGTTGGATTCAACAGTATCAATTACTGGACTATCAACAACTGCAACAGGAACAGTTTTAACACTTACAGATTCAGCTTCTACATCAACAGTAAATTTAATTATTGACAATCAAAAAGAAATTCGCTTTCGTGAAACAACAGCTAATGGAACAAACTATGTAGCATTAAAAGCACCTGCAAGTGTTAGTGCTGATTTAACTTTTACTTTACCTGCAACTGATGGAACTAATGGACAAGTATTAAGCACAAATGGTTCAGGTGTTCTTTCATTTACAACTCTTTCTGCTGATGGAACTGCTGATTGGGACACAAGTGTTAAGACATCAGGATTTACAGCAACTGCTAATAAAGGATATTTTTGTAATACAACTTCAGCAGGATTTACAGTAACTTTACCTGCATCACCAAGTGCTGGAGATGAAGTTATAATTTTAGATTACGCAGGAACTTTTGATACTAATGGTTTAATAATTTCTCCTAATGGAAATAAAATAGAAGGTGGGTCATCTAATTTACAATTAAGTGGTGAAAGAAAAGGTGTAAGATTAGTTTATATAGATTCAACACAAGGTTGGTTAGCATATTCAGGAATTAACGAAGGAACAGATGCTTTTTCACCAGCACCTTATGCAATAGATTTTTTAGTAATTGCAGGTGGGGGTGGCGGTGGTGGTAACGTAGCTGGAGGTGGAGGTGCAGGAGGATTTAGAACATCAACACAAACAGTAAATTCTGGAACAGTAATTACAGTAACAGTAGGAGATGGTGGTGCAGGTGCATTAGTAGATGCTGATAGAGGTGTTAGTGGTTCAAATTCTTCAATTTCAGGTTCAGGATTAACAACAATAACATCAGCAGGTGGTGGTGGTGGTGGAACTTTTGCTGGAACAAAAACTGGTTTTGATGGAGGTTCTGGAGGAGGAGGGTCTGCTGATTCTGGTACAGGAGGTTCTGGTAACACTCCAAGTACTTCTCCTAGTCAAGGAAATAATGGAGGAACTGGTGGTGGTGGAGATCCAAGTTATCCTGCTGGAGGTGGTGGAGGAGCTGGTGCTGTTGGAGCAAATGCAAGTGGAAGTACAGCTGGTAATGGTGGTAATGGTACAGCTTCATCTATAACTGGTTCTTCAGTTACAAGAGCTGGTGGAGGAGGAGGGGGTTGTGGAAATGCTGGAACAATAGGAACAGGAGGAACTGGTGGAGGAGGAAATGGTGGTAAATATCCAGCAAATCCCACAGCAACTGCTGGAACTGCTAATACAGGTGGTGGAGGTGGAGGTGGAGATTCTGGTTCTTCTGGTGGAGATGGTGCTAGCGGAGGAAAAGGAGTTGTTATATTGAGTATGCCTACTGCAAATTATTCATCAACTACAACTGGTTCTCCGACTGTTACAACATCTGGTAGTAATACAATTTTACAATTTAATGGTTCAGGGAGTTACACAACATAATGGCTAGTTTTGCTAAAATAGGATTAAACGGAAAAGTAATTGAAGTTCAATCATTAGTTAATGAAGTATTACATGATGCTAATGGAATTGAACAAGAATCTATTGGTATTGATTTTTTAACAAAATTAACTGGTTGGGCTATTTGGAAACAAACATCTTACAATACTCATGGTGGAGTTCACAATAATAATGGAACACCTTTAAGAAAAAATCATGCAGGAATAGGTTATACTTATGATGAAGATAGAGATGCTTTTATACCACCAAAACCTTATAACTCTTGGATATTAAACGAAACAACTTGTCTTTGGGAAGCACCATTAGCAAGACCAGAAGATGATAATGTTTATTTTTGGAACGAATCAACATTGACTTGGGATATAGTAGAAGTATAGTATTTTAAAAAAATTAAGGAAGGTATATGTCTGAAGTAATCAAAAAAAATAAATTTGAAAATTCATCTTGGAATTTTGAATTAGATCAAGTTAATCTTTACGCATTTTGGAATAACGCATTTTCAAAAGAAGAATGTCAAACAATTATTAACATAGCAAAAAATAAAGGTTTAATTAAAGGAACTACCAAAGGAGTATCTGATGCAAGAAATTCTAAAGTATCTTGGTTATATCCTACTGATAATATGGATTGGGTATTTCGTAGAATTACAGATATGACATTAAATCTTAATGAAAGATTTTTTAAGTTTGATTTATTTGGATTAAATGAAGGATTACAATTTACAAATTACCAAGCACCATCTGGTAAATATGGAAAGCACATTGATAGAGGAATGAATATGCCAGTTAGAAAATTATCTATTTCTATTCAACTTACTAATCCTGAAGAATATGAGGGTGGAGAACTTTATCTTTATG